AATGAAGCTCTTTTCTACATTATCCACGCCTTTGTATACAATCGTTGCACCGAAAAGATTTCTTGCCGTAAGTCCTGATGGAAAATTATCAGTTACAGACATTGCTTCAGCTGTTCCGCTAGCTACGATCTTGAGGTTAACAGGGCCACCAAAAGTTCTAACCTGTGATACTCCTACTGGAGCGATAGCAGTCTTATCTGCATATGTGATTGTTGTAGACATAAATATAACCTCCTATTTAATAAACTGATTAAGCACGAGCTGTTCTGAAGACCTGAGCGCAGTGCCACTTTGTCAGAGCGCCGGACATTCTTCCTTCGATCAGGTACTTGTACTGGTTGTAGTCGATATCGAAATCGTCGAATGTTGTGATTTCGCCACCCTTATCTGTACCGATTGAGTAATCCTTCAGAGCGACCTTGATGGCATTCACATCATAAACGGTTGTTGTGCCATTTACAGTTTCAGAAACAGTGAAGTCTTCCATGAGAGGAACTTCAACGATCGAAGAAACTCTCAGTGCTGAGCAAAGTTCAGCATCAGAAGCATAGAGTCTATGCTTATTAGTGTCTCTTACCCAAAGCATGTCAGAATGCGTTGATGGTGCCATGAACATAACAGGTGCGCCGGAACCTCTATAGTCCCTATGTGCCTTACTCATAGCTTCGATCATAGCATCTACGGTTGCGGATTCGGCAGATGTGAAATTCTTCTTTACACAGAACAGATCCTCAGCGGAAACGATTGGTCTAATGTTCTGCTCATTAATCTTGTCTGGGCTACTTGTAGGTCTACCATCACCAAGCAGAATAGCTCTTGCGATCTCCTCATTGAGCATGACTCTCATCTCAGTCCAGAGCCAGCTTACAACATCCATTGTTGTAGCATCGATGATGTCCTGCCTATCAAGCTTCTGCTTCTTATAAATGGTTGTAGGAGTTGTTTCTCTCTTAGCAAGGCTGAAGAACTCTTCTACCTTTTTGTTTCCCTTAATATAACCTCTTGCTCTGGCCTCGTCTTCGGTAATGTCAGCAAACAGAGTCTTAATTCTTGCGAATGGAAGGTGCTTTGTTCCATTCATTATTGTGGAAACCCATGCATCCTCTCTCTTAATAAACTCTGGATGATTATCTATGGCCTTTGCATCCGGGAAGAGCAGCTCGATATTGCCAATACCATAATCCCCCTCAGCGTGAGCAAGGAAAGCGTCGCGGAAAGATCCGCCATAGTTTCTTACATCGTCGAAAGCAGCGTGGCAAAGCTCATCTCCGAGTGCTACGAGATCATCGCCATGCATGAGCTCTCCGCCCTCAATAACAGCACCTTCGTTGTTATCAAATACATTGTGTTTCATTTCGGTTTCTTCTCCTTCTTCATCGTCAAAATCTTCATCTTCTGCGCCGCTTTCAAGAGCAGCACCGACAAGAGCGTAGAGAGCTTCCTTCTGCTCATCATTCATAGTCTCAACAACTTCGCCCACTGTCTTTTCTTTTGCTTCTGTCTTTTCGACCTTTTCTTCTGTCTTTTCTTCGTTCATATCTTCTCCATCAGCATGTTCTATCGCATCGCTATCTGCGGATGCAACTTCGTACTCAAGCGGCAGACCTGTATAAATTACAGCCTCTGCATCTGCTCCTTCTCCATGCAGCATTACATCATCAATGTATGCGCCAGGGTTTGCTCCGGCAAGTACAAGACTTACCTCTCTAATCTGCCCGTGCATTACGTTTCCGCCAAGCTGCTGAAGCTGATTTGCATAGATGGACAGCGCTTCGATGTCTCCATGCATAACGAGCGCCTTAGCATTCTTACCCTGTGGCGTATCGTTGAAATATCCATAAGTATAGACACCTTCTGGACGGTTCATGAGTTCGCAGTGACCAAGGACCTTATCCGGATCGGAATGTCTATGGCCCCAAACGAGTGGTACTGTCTTACCGTCATTGTCAATGAATGCGTCTTTTCTGATTGTTCTTCCATCGGAGCATTCAATGTCATTTCGAGTAGCCCAGCCACCAAAATCATAATGTTTCTTACCACCCATTTTGAATTATTCTCCCTTCTTGTTACAATGGTTGATTCATCGCTTCCTCGAGAGCTGACTCTTCACCAACTTCTTCGGGCATTGGCTCCTGCTGATCTGCAGGCACGGACAAATTCTTGTTTCTAAGTTCATCTGCCGTTGGATCTTCAGATGGTTTCATGCCGATGATCTGTCTGACCTCATTAGAAGTCATGATCTCATTTCGTGTGAATGTATCAGCAATAGTGGCGATCTCAGTAACTGGAACAAGTTTGAATGGATCCTTGAAGAACACGATCGACTGTCTCTGAGATCTGGCCGTTTTAGTTAAGAACTTGCGGCGCATCTCAAGTGTGATAGCCGATAGTATTGGTTCGATAGTACGAGAGTAGTAATTCATCATAGTTTTCTCGTCAGCGGTTCCATTCAGTATCGTGTCGGTTATTCCTAACTGGCTATATAGCATACTCGTCAAGTCATTTACCTGCGAACTAAGATTATTCTCTACCGGACGGTTCAACTGAGTGATTCTCTCGGTGCCATCTGTATAAGCAATACCATACTTGGATCCGACAAGCTGATCTTCGATGTCTTTACGTCTGTTTTCAGCCTGTTGTTTCCTCGCTTCAGTTTTAATAATATATGGAAGCTGAATGATCAAATCGAGTTTACCCGAACTATTTCGCTCATCCAGCACATCCAACAAATTCATCTTGTAAATGAGACGTTTCAAGGTGGAGTTTGGCTCATTTACAACTGCATAAAGAGGGTTCTCGATTATTGCCACCACTTTCTTTGGTAGAACAATATCCTCTTTCTTTCCTGTCCTCTCGTTGTAAACTCTAACTTTGACCATACTTGGATACCAAGTAATGATCTTACCTACTCTGAGAGATGCAATGTCATAGGAATCAGTCTTAGTTGGATCATATGTAGTGTCGGTAGGGACGATGGCCACACAGCCCTCATCGAGCATAGACATTACAACATCCTGAATAAGAGCTCTTCCTGTCTGATCAATATTTGCTTCTAAAGTTAGACAGTTGTTTAGTTTAGATTGCATAGAATAAATATAACGGTCATTCTCATCGAGCCTTACATGCTCAATGGACATGGCCGCTGTATCTAGTGCAATTCTATTGAAAACTGCTGTAACTATAGATTTTTCGTTGCCTCTTGTGAATCGGACTCTATCGGGTCTAGAG